AGTAGTGTCTCGTATTGCAACCAAGCATGGTATGCAACCTGTAACTCAGAGACACCCTAGAGTAAAAAACAGTATTGTTCAAGCGGGGCAAAGCGATTGGCAGCTTCTTCGACGCCTTGCTAAAATAACCGGATTTGCTCTTCGTTGTGAGAATACATCTATTTTATTTGTATCAAAAGATAAAATTTATAATGATAAAAAAGCATCTGCTCCTTATTTTTCCTATGTGGCTGATGATGAGAACTCTGGCTATATAACAAAAGAATTAAGAATGCTAGGAACTTGTTTTGCATTTACCCCTATTGTTTCTGATAGTTCTCCTGATACTGGTGTAAGAGTAGACCGTGTAATTACAGGCATGCATACACAAGCCGGCGCTGTTCTTACCACAACACATAAGCACAAGTCTAGTAATAAAGGCAACTCAGGTGTTGTAGTTCCTAATGAGGGGTTCTTTTTATAATGTCAAATTTTTCAAATGACAGTCTTTCAAATGAAGCCACGGCATCGTTTCAATCACACCATGTATTTGAAGTAGCTTCTTCTTTTGCGGATGCGCAGCATATTGCTACCGACTATAACAATGCCAACCGTTATCAACACAGAGCTAAAGTAAGTATTGTAGGACACGCCCCTATGCGTCCATATGACCCTATATATCTAGATGGCCTTCCTAACGGAATGTCTGGTTATTGGACTGTTCTAACTGTTAAGCATATTTTTGGCGGTCGTCCCGCAGATTATATGCAAGAGCTTATTGTTGGAACTGATACCTTGGGAGATACTAACCCTAATGCCAAAGACACCTCATCTTACAGAGATGTACAGTCTGAGTTAGCAGGTCAATCTATATCTACAGCTAGCACCACCCTTACAGAATATTCCCTATCTCCTAACGCATCCTCATTAAACACTACGTTTGGCGCGACAGCCCCTACTCAAATAACTTCCCCTTCTATTGTGGGTGTTCCCACAGTAGTTGGTTCGGACCCTTTTGCCAATGCTGCTCCTGATTTGTCTCAGATTACAAATGTGATAAAATGGACCTCTACTAGCTCCGGAGGCACAGTCTTATGATAACCAACGACGTATTAAATTATGGGGAAGACCCTCAAGGACGAATCAGATTCTACGGTATTTACGCAGCTATAGTTGCTCCTGGAGTTGATCCCTTAGGAAAAAATAGGCTTCTATTGCAGATCAGTATGCCTACAGGAGTTGAAGTATCAAACTGGGCTGAAGGATGTTTACCTGTAACATCAAACTCATACCATCCAGATCATCTACCACATACGGCAGCACAAATAGCGGCCTTGTTAACCACAACAGCCGTAGGAATCACAGACTCAGCAAGCAATACTGCTACCGTTCCAGCACTTACGGTAGTTGCAAAACCTGGAGGAGGCCAACTAAACCACGCACATCGACTGCCTGCAGAGGTTATAAACGCTACTGTCAAAGAGACTATTCAAGTCTCTGGAAAAAGTTCTGTTGTTAAAAACGCCCCAACATCAAAGACTGACGTTAATGAGAAAGGTCTGTACACTACTGCTAGCGGTCTTTATGCCCCAGGCACTACCAGCGCAGATACGTCAATAAAGATTCCGGAACACACGTTCCACAGAAACCTACCCGCAGTAGGGCAAAAAGTTTGGGTTATGTTCGTAGCCGGAGACCCTGAGTTTCCCGTATGGATTGGAGTACAGGCATGACAGTAAGCATCTCGTATCCTTATACAGTAAACTCTAACGGAACAGCCACTAATACTTTAACCAGCACTAAGCTCTATTTAGATAGGGTTCTTACATTAGTCAGTACCTATAAAGGCCAGCGACCTATGATGCCTGAGTATGGTGTAGACTGGTCCGGAGCTCTTTTTGAAAACGATAACTTAGCTAGAATTGCCATACCTGCGGCTATACGCAAAGCTGTAGCTACATGGGTCCCTGAGGTAGAAGTGACAGAAGTACTTATGAATTTTGATGAGCTTGCGGGCATAGAATATGTAACATTAGGTCTAGCACTTCCTGATAATACATACACAACAATGAGTGTAAATACAGCAACATTTAATATGGACGGAACGGTTACCTACTAAAATGCAAATTGACTATACATCTAGAGACTTTGAAGGTTTAAAAGCAGATCTTGTTCAACTTATTAAAGAACGAACTAATACTGCCTGGGACCCAACTGATGCTTCTGATCTTGGGTACGTGCTAGTAGAAGCGTTTTCATATATGGGAGACGTCATGTCTCATTACTTAGATCGTATTGCAAACGAGACCTCTATTGATACAGCTATCCAACGCAAGACTCTTCTTTCTTTAGCTAAGATATACGACTATAAGCCTTCTGGTCCTACCCCTTCTGAAATATCTGTTTTATTTACGAACGTTGGTTCCACGTCAATCGACATACCACTTAAGACACAGGTACTAGCTCCCCTTTCTTATGGACCATATTCAGTAGTTTACTTTGAAACAATTGATTCTGCTACAGCATTAGCTGCCGGTGCAAGTATTACTTTGCGTGCTCAAGAAGGAAAAACAGTTAACACAGATCGTCCTGACCTTATTGATAGCACTTATAACAAAGCTTTGCCTGCAAACTTAGGTACTTCAAGTGGTTTACAAAATCAATCTTTTATTATTGCAGACTCAAACGTAATTGAATCTTCTATTTCTATATACGTAGGACAAGGAGCAGCATTTAGTTTATGGACATATGTAGACAGCCTTCTTGAGTACGGCCCAACTGATACAGTATTTACTACTGAAATTACAGAACTTGGCACAACAATTATTATATTTGGTGATGGTGTTAATGGCTCTATTCCATCATCGGGTCAACTTATTAGCTCTACATATAAAACAAGCGTAGGTGTTGCCGGAAATATTAAGTCTAACGCTATTGCAGAAATAACATTTATTCCTGGCAACACAGATCCACAAGCATTGACATACTTAACAGTAAGTAACTCCGCCCCAGCAACTGGTGGGGCTGATGGGGACGATACGTCTCAGATTAGATCAAAAATAAAAGCTGCGGTATCAGCAAGATACCGAGCTATTACTTTAGAAGACTATGCTGGACTAGCGTCTTTGGTATCTCGAGTAGGTAAAACAAAAGCTGCGTCAAGCATATATTCTGCTGTGAATCTTTATATGCAAACACAAGAAGATACCACTGCCGCCCCCGGTTACCCTCAAGCTACAATTACACTAGCAGCAGGTAGCGGAACAGCTGTCACATACACTACAGATGTTGCTCACGGATTTGCTGTGGGAAACACATTAAATATTTCTGGTTGTTATTTAACCCAGTATAATCTTTCCGGTGTAAATATCGCCACTGTTCCAACAACCACTACCTTTACAGTTGCAAATGCTGCTACAGGTACGTGGGACAGTACCTCAGCAGGTTCAAATGGTAGAACAGGATTAGCTATTAAGTTAACTCCTACCACTAACTGGTACACTGTACAGTCAGCAGTATCAGCTTACATGGCTGATAAGATTCCTGCGGGAGTAACTCTTAGCGTAGTAGCGCCTACATATATTCCTGTATATATAGGCGTATCAACAATTATCCAAGATAGCTATAAGCAAGCCAATATAAAACTAGCAATCTATAAAGCTTTACTAGGTGATGGAGGTTTGTTCCAATATGCAAATAATCTTTTTGGTACAGCAGTCCCTATCTCCTCAGTCATCTCAGCTATTCAATCTATCCCAGGCGTAATCTCAACATCTATTACTAAGTACAACAAAACAGATGCTGCAAGCGCTGCTGATTTTACAGTTAACGCTAATGAAATCCTATACCTCACATCCTCTAACCTACAGATTGCAACCCCATCTGGTGGAATTGCTTAAAGGAGATATTAGATGGCAAAGTACGGTACCAGAAAATACAATGCTGGCTTTAGATACGGTGAGCCTTCAACAGTAGGTGTTTACTATGATGCTCATTTAACTGCTAGAGCTAAAGACTATGGAACTGTAGAACTTACTTGGAAAACAATTCTTGTAGATCCTGCAGACTTTGCCCCCACATATTGGAGGCTTGTTAAAAGTTACTTAGGTAGTTTGGATAATCCAGATGATGGGCAGATCTTAGCTAGTGGCGCATATAGTGCTATTACTAGCAGCTATGTAGATTCTCCTTTAATCTTTAAACCACAAGAAGTAAACTATTCTCTTTGGGTTTATAATGGTGTTAAATGGATTCAATGCGGATCCGCTAATGAGCTGCTTATTGCTAACTCAGAGTCATTAGCTACTTTGACTCGTTGGGTTCCTAAAGCTTGGTTAAACCCAACACTTTCTTATATTGGTGACGGTGTTGGTGAAGATGAAAATAATACTCTATACAAAGTACTAGGTTCATACGCATTTGTATATGATAAGTTACGTACACAAGGTTCTCTATTAGAGTTAAGTAAAGATCCGGTGTACACCCCCTCATCTTTACTTAAATACGGCGTTACAGATCAAGGACATAACTACGAACCTTCTTTAGGTGACAGCTATCATCGTTCGCTTTATGGTGCGGGTAATATCATCAATGCTTACAAAGCAACTTCTCTTGGTATAGGGATATATACAACAGCCTTAACTCACTGGGCTAACGATGTGACGATAGGACATAACCTTTTACTAGACTACAATGACTCTTCTTTTGAAGAGTCTCTAGGAAGATGGACAGCAGCGGCTGGAACACTTATACAAAAAACTTATGCTTCAGATACAGTGATTGCTCCAAGCAAGAACCAAGTATTGTTTGACCCAATTTATAAACCACGTACTGTGGGATTTGCTCAGTTAACTACCACAGCTACAACGGCCGTACCTCTGACAATGACAGGAGACGCCACATTATACGGTGTAGCTGTTAAAGGCAATACTCGTTACCTATTTAGTGGACAAGTTTTGCATAGGGATAATGCTGCTAACGTAACAGCCACCATTCAATGGTTTAATATGTTTGGTGTTTCATTAGGAAGCACTACAGCAGCAGCAGCAGTAACTACAGCAACTACATGGAAAGAGTTTAAAACTGCTTCGGACTCAGGAAGAAACGGAATCTTATCTCCGGCTACAGCTGCATACGCAAAACCAACTATTACAATAGTTCCATCTTCTGCATCTTCTAGCAGATATGTTCTTGACTTTTTACAATTTGCTCCAGCTAATAAAAGCCTTGAGTATCAAGATGCAAAACTAATCGTTGTCCCTGTAGTGGGAGAAAAACAAAACTATCTTCCTAACAGCTCATTTGAAGACGGACTGTATTGTTGGGCTACAAATAACGCCACAGCTGTTCTCGATAGCACACTGACCTCTGGTGTAACAACCTATGGAGTTCACGGAACAAAAGCGGTAAAGATTACAGCTTCTGCTGCAAATGCAGCCTTAGTTTCAGACTGGGTATCTTTAGAACCAGGATCGACTGTTACTTTTAGCATATATGTTCTAGGTACAACAACAGATACAGCCATAGCACGTATTGAGTTTTCTAGCTTGTCAAGCGAATCTGAGCAAACTAGTATTCTTTCAGATGCTGAAGGATTGTACTACCCTAGTACAGTTTGGGCTGTGGAATCTGATCCGGTAACACTATCTACTACTGAAAAGAAACAGATTTCAGTAACAACTATTGTACCTCCATACACTAAAGATGCTGGGTACCCACTAGTTAAAGTAACTATTCGTTTTCCCAATTCTATTAATACACGAGTGTACTATATTGATGGAGCCATGCTTGAACCTAAAAGTTCCCCTAGCAGATTCTTTTCAGGTACGGGAGGCATAGCTGTTACAAACCCTGGAACACAACAAGTGTACTTAGTAGATAATACTAAGTGGGAGACAAAGAACA